CACAAAATCCACACCCGTGCGCGCCCCGATGATCCCGTTGCCGTTGAGATCCACGCCGGCCGTCTTCTCAGCCCCGCCGATCCCGCCGCCTTCACCCTTCCAGTTCACCACAATATCGATGGTCTTTGACTGCAGCCCGTTCACCAGCCCCTGCAGCGCCAGCACCTCATCGTAATATTCCTTCGTTGCTTCCTTCGCGTCGATCACGCCGTCGTGGTTCAGATCATATTTCGCTGTCAACGCGTCCATCTTCAGCGAAAGCGAATACGTCATCGGGTCCAGCAGCCCCATCTGCACGCCCAGTGCCAGCGCTGCATCCTCCGTCATGTTTGCTGCCAGTTTGTTGAACACCATCTCTTCGTTCAGGTCTTTGAAATACTGGCTCACCACCGACACATTCGATCCCAATCCAGTTATCGCAGTTTCAGCCGTTGCCGCCGCGTCCTGAGAGTTGTAAAACTCTTCATCGAGTTTTACAATTTCGGTTTTTACCGCGTCAATTTGTATGGCAAGCTCCTCCTGCGATAACCCGGCCTGTCCACCGTATTTCTGGAGGTGAATAAGTTTCTCGTTTAGCTCCCCGACTTTTTCAGCGTGCGCTTCTACCTCATCCGTGCCCTTTGTCAGATTGCGAAACAGCAGATCCAATTTCGGAATAACTTCCTGTCCAACTGAATACTTGATCCCCTGCCAGGAATCGTTCAAATTATCCACGCTGCGCTTGTAATTAGTAATATCGACCATCGACTGGTCAGTGATGATCATGTTCTTCGCGATCGCCGCCGTCGCCTCATCGATCCCCGCCGCGCCGATCTCCATCAGCTTGCCCATCTCAGCGCCGGACCTGCCAAAGGTCTTCATAACAAACTCAGACCGCGCCACCCCTTCAGGCAGTGCCAGGTACTCCGCTGATAATTTCTTCAACCCTTCAATGGAAACGTCGATCCCCTGCCGCGTTGCCGCCTGCAGACCGCTTTGTAATTTTTCCTGTGAAACAAACAGGTCATCGCTCGCCTGGATCAACCGGCTGGTGTCCTCGGTAGAGATCCCCAGTAGGCGGCTCATATTGTCCACTTCTGTGGCGTACTTTACGGTCTCTTCTACCGAGTCCTTCAGGAACTTGACCATCGCGCCGGCCGCCGCACCCGCCGCGCCCATTGCCGTCATGCTCCCTAGGCTGATCCCGGTCAGTTCCTTGAGATTTTTGCTTAAATTCCTGACCCCTGAGACGGCTTCCTTATCCCCGCCGCCCCGCTTCACCGTATTGATGATGATGTTGATCAATGAATCTGACAAGATTTAATCCTTTTGTAGGGGCGGGTTCAAAACCCGCCATCATTTCTTCGCATATTTCCTGTACTCGTTCTTATTCAGCCACTCACTTCTCGCCTGTTTCTGCTCTTCCACCATCTGCGTCACCGCCGGCAGCTCGTCCACCATCCCGTTGAACAGATCGATCCATTCTTCCGGCAGCTCATCCACTTCCCAGGGCATCACCGCCGCCCCTCCCACCACCTGGTTGATCTTCTGCGCCCGGATAATTCTGATCAACCGCTCATCTGTAGTCCGCCCCGTCCGGGCAATATCCAGCAGGGCGGACGCTAACCTTTTTTTGCGCTGTACCGGTGCTCTGTGATCGACTCGATCACCTCGGTCAGCAGCCACGGCCAGAACATCGGATCTGTGTTCTCGGTCTCTTCCACCAATTTTTTCAGCTCATCCACGCCCAGCCGCGTCTCTTCGCTGCCCTGGCTCAGCAGCTCCGCGTAAATTTCCATTTGCTGCTGTTCGCTCTCCCTGATCGCTTGCTCGATTTCAGGCTTCTCATCCTCGCTCAACTGCTGCCCTGAGGAGACAACCTCTCTAATCCGTTGCATCGACGCGCTGAACTTCTGCCTGGCCAATCGTAAATTTTCGATCAACCGCGCCGGCGGGTTCACCCACACCTCAACGCACGCCTCCCCGAACTCCTCCGCGTACTTCTTAAGCTCGATCTTCTTCACGATCTTCGGAATTGAAATATTCATGCTTTTGACCTGACTATTCTCTATTCTCTAATATCGACTCTCAGACCTTATATAGCCGACACGTTCGTAATCACCTTCGGCACCACGATCTTCGCGCCGGTCGGGTCATACACGAACTCGATCGCCACCGTGGTCAAACTGGTTTCCTTGTCCTTGCTGTCACCCGGTTTTGGCTCCATGATGATCCCGCTGAACTCCAGGTCCAGTGTTTGCTTACACTTGGTCCCGATCAACGGACCTTCGAACAACAACTTGAACACCTTCATCGTCCCGATCGCGTCATACAGCGCGATGGCAGCTGCGGCCGTGTCCAGTGTCAATGTGCACATCCCGCTGATCTTTCCTTCGCCGAACGAATCGAATGTCAGCGTGGTCCCGCCGTGGAACTGCGGGTACTTTCCGCCGATCATCTCAATATCGAACGCCCGCAAAATGCTGGTTTTCTCGGTTGTGCCAACGGCCGCCCAGGTGTCATCCACGTACAACCGGGTCAAATACCCGCTCAATTCGTTCACCACTGGCTTGGCCAGTGAAGCGGTGAATGAGGTCTTCGTGTTCTGCCGCCCGAAGAAGTCCAGGCTCAGTGAGATTGGCGCGTCTCCGCCGTCCTGCGGCACTGATCCGCTGATCGACAGCTTCTCGCCCATAACGTATTCAACCTCGAACGCCTGCGCGCTGTCACCGAACTCCAGCGTCACCGTGTCCGGCGCGTTGGTCGTCCCGTCCAGGTTGGGCGTGAAGTCCCACAGGTAATCACCCTGGCCGGTGGTCTTTTCAGCAGCCGTCACCCCGCCTTTCAGGAACAGGCTGAACAGCAGCGGCAAAATCTGAAAATATCCGCGTGGCACGTTCAGCGTGTTGGTCACCAGCTTTCCGCCGGTCACTGCCCGGTATCCGTTCACGTTCAGACCGATGTTATCCAGCGGGATCACTGGCGTCACGTCCGGCGCGAACTTCACCTCACCCAGGATCATCGTATCCGCTGCAACAGCGGTTCCCCTGGTCGTTTCCTTGCCTGCTTGAACTCTCTCTAAGCCCATTTTCTACTCCTTGGTTGATGAAAAAAAGAAAATACCCTTTTTACACGCTTACCGTGTACTTGCCTGACTGATTTTCTTGTACGATCCACGGGACCTCGATCCCGTAATGCTCTTCTTCATTGCCCCACGTCAACTGCACCAGCCTGATCGATCCCGGCTGCGACAGTCTGAAGCTCACCACCTTCCCGCCCAGTGTCAGCGAACTCGCCGCCGCCTGGATGATCTTGTCCGGGAAGCTCATCACGTAGGGTAGTAATGAGCGCTGCAATCCCATTGTCAGGTGAAATTCCGTCTTTCCCCGGTACACCACCATCGATGGACCGCCCAGCGACTCACTCACATCAATGTCACCCGTCAAGAAGGAGATCGCGCACGGGGTTTTCTTGACGCTTTCCGGCACCTTCTCCAGCGAGTAGCTTTCCACCACCCGCCCTTTATCATCCTTGATCGTCCCCCACAATCGGCAGATGTCATTGAACCAATAACGAACACCAAACGGGTTTTTATTCTGGATCATTTCACCACCAGCTTACTCACAACCTTATCCGTCGCATTCTTCAATAACTCCACAACCCGGCTTTTCTTCTCTTCCATCACCGGTTCTACAATCGGCGTCCCCTGGATCCCGTTCAAATGGATCGACCGCGCCAGCCGGTACGCCGCGTTCTTTCCTTCCTCGCCGCTCACGCCCCATTTCTTTTCCACCCAGTCCAGCAGATCATAAAACCACGGCATTGTTGCCCCGGCTGATCTCCCGTCCTGCATGAACCTGAAAATATGCGCTCGCTTCCGGTCTGGACCCGTGATACCGGTTACCTGACCCGGACCGTGTACCTTCAAACTGCTCCTGATCGAATTCGCCGTCGACCCGGTGAACCGCTTCACCCGCGGTACCATGCTGCTCTTCATCATCTTGTTGCCTTTTCGCACTGCGCTGATGAATTCCTTATTCATCTCCGCCGGCATCTTTTCCAGCAGCTTGATCTGTTCTTCCAGTCCATCCGCTGTGATCTGCATCTGCAGGTCAGAGTCAGTGATGTACTTCGCCATTACGACTCCCACACATTGAACGGCGCCAGCACCGTCTTGATCTGGTTGGGTGGGAACTCGCTGTAATAGCGTCCCTGCCCGTTCTCCGCGTTCCCGCTCATTCCGGTGAACCCGGTTTCAGCCTTCATCCGCATCAATGCCGCGATCTGCCGGCATAGGTAGTTCACGCTCTCTGGCACCATGCACTGGTACACCGTCGCAGATGAATGAGCTGCCGCCGTGGTCCCATTCACCCCGCGCACCACTGTGAAGGTCCTGTACACCTTGATCGCGCTGTCGTTCGCGTGCAGGGCGGGAACCGTTCCATTCCACCCGCGCTCCACCGCCATCATATTCCCGTTGATCTTGAGGATCTTCATGTCCTCCACATCGATCTGGATCACCTCTCCAGCGTGGAACTCCGCGCCGCTATCGACTGTGATCGACACATCATTCTCATCGATCGTTCCATCGACTTTGCTCGTTGCCGCGGTCGCCGCCGGGCTCTTCTTCGAACCGATCCCCTCGGTCACGAACTCCTGTTCATCCTCGATCTTCACCACCATGCCGGGGCTGAGCAGGCTGCCGTTCGTCACCACCAGGCTGGTCACAGCTTCCGTTGCCTGTGTCACGGTCACACCCAGATCTGCGTACTCCTCGTACTTTCCCCACCTGCCCGGGATCACCACACCGTCATCATCCGCCCAGGCACCGTCCCATTTGATCTCGATATACGGGCCATTCTCCCAGCACCTGTTAAGAGGCTTGAGGATGTAATCTGTCACCGCTATCCCGTCGTTGGTAATTGTGCCGGTGACTGCCAGCAGGTGATCCACAAAAAAGGGATCATTCACTCGCTCGCTGGGTACGCCAAATTTTCTCGTCTCTGTCACCGGGAGAAACAGCCCGCCCTTACGCCTGATCGCATCGCTGGCTTCCTTGATCCGGTCCATCAGCGTGGCATCCTCGAAACCCCTCAACTTTAGGTCCTCGATTACCTGGTTAGCCGTGCAAAAAATTTGAATAATTCTCATTCAAACCGCCTCTGTAGGGGCGTATTGCATACGCCCTTTGACGCCATTTATTGCCTTGGGTGATGGCAGTGAGGTCCCACCACCATCACCCATTCCAACCAATAAACCACTATCCGAGCAGGGTCGCGATATGCTCGCTCTTCACAGCGGCAACACCCCAGGCCATCGCCACATCAAACGCGATCCGGCGGTACTGCTTGTAGATGCGCACCTCAAAGATCATCCCACTAATGGGATCAACGAGGATCATGGCATCGTCTGCCAGGTCCCCTTCCGACGGCACAGCCGGCGGGCGTGCTACCAGGCACAGCGCGTCCCGATGAAATGCGAAGTTGCCGGTGTAGGAGTTCCCGATCGTGAGAGAATCGTTGTTCACCCAATCGATCAGGTTACCGGGTTTAGCCAGGACAATATCGGTGTCCACACCAGTGGTTCCCGTTCCACCTTTTTTGACCACGTACTTGTTCGAGTCTCGGCCGGTCTTGGTGTTGGAGATTATGTCTCCTGCCAGGATTGTTCCAAGGCCGGTATCAGTGTGGATTGCAGTTGATCCTGCCGCGTAGCCAGCGGTCAAATCAACCAGGAAACCGGTTCCGGTTCCCTTGGTGTGCGAAACGATCTTGCCGCTCTGGTGCACGTAGAATCCTTCCAGTTCGGTCATGATCCCGCGCTTGAGCAGGTCCTGGCCGCTGTTGAACAGGTTCGCCTGCTTCGCCCGCAGGTTCGCCACAGCAGCGTTGTTGAAAACCACGTGCCGGTCAGAGATCGGCGCGCCGTTATCGTCCAGGATTTTTCCCATCTGGGCCAGGTCGGTCAGATCGGCTGCAGTCCCAAACGGAGTGGCGCCGGCTGTACCATAGGCTCTTGAGGAACCCTGTTTCGCAGCGGTGAACAGGTCACTTTCGATCTCATTCACCAGGGTGCGCATCGACTGGGCAAAGAGCCCCTGCAATGTCGCTTGCTTTGAACCAGAGTTTTCCAGTCCTACCAGTTCCTCTCCGGTCAGGTAGAACGGGGCCGAGCGGCTCTTGCTGATGGTCACGGTTCCCGCCGGGGCGGAGATGTCAGCCGGTTCAGGTCCGTAAGCCTTTGGGGTCACGTTGCCGGCTGCGATCGCAGCTGCCACCGGGTAGCTGATCGACTGGCCAACAGCGGCCCGTTCTTCAGCGTCAAAATCGGACCGCACCGCGGGGATGAAGCCGACCAGTTCGCGCGAGACAGTGTCCAGCGCTTTGTAGATGATGCCGGTCAAACCGGTAAGTGTGTTGCTCATGATTTACTCCTTGTTAACTAAAAATATGATTTCAGGCTGCAGGACCGCCCTGCAGCTACTCGATCAACTTGCCATCCGCCAGCATGAAACTCATTCTTTCAGCCGCGTTCAGCTTATTGAACTCTTCCCTGGTCATTGTTTTCTTCTGGGAGTTTCCCCCCTCTGACACAGGCACAAACTTGCGCGCAGCCGCATCCGGATCTTCAAAATCCGCATCGCGCGCGCTGATGTACAGCAGGTTGGCTTTTTCAGCCTCGAGCTTCGCCTCGTCCAGCGCCGGGCGCATCTCCAGGGCTTTCAGCTTGCCATCCTCTGTACCGTCATCGAAGGCAGTAACCATATCCTGCATGATCACCTGCACCTTCTCGTCTGCAGCCTTCGCTGCGTCATACAACTCTTTTAACTTCATCGTCACCTCTTTGATCCAAAAATATCCAGGTAATCCCGCAGTTCCCGCGCGGCGTCCACCTGGTTGTCAACGGCGGGCTGGTCAACGATCAATTCCTCTGCGACCTCTATCACTATTCCGCCTTCAACTACCGATCCTGGCGTCTCTTCGACCTCCTGGAGCGTTTTTTCCTCTGCATCGGACGTATCCGCGGCGCTGGCCGGGACCTCGTCCGTTGTAGCACTGTATGGTTCAACATCACTGAGCAGCTCTTCCGGAACATGCTCATATCCGCGCAGGCAATTCAACACTGCCATGTTCTGCAGCTGCAGCTTGAACGGTTTAGCATCACCCACGCTCACCACCTCGTCAACGAACCCCTTTTCCTGCGCTTGCCTGGCGGTCATCCACGTCTCATTGCTCATCATCCGCGCCAGCTCTTCCGCCTCCATGTGGGTTTTGTTCTGGTAGGTCTCCACGATCCCGTCCTTGATCGTCTTCAGGAAGTTGATCGTGGTTTTCAGCTCTTCCACCCCGCCGATGGTGATCGTCCACGGGTCGTGGATCATGAAGAACGCGCTGTCCTGCATCACCACGTGGTCACCTGCCATCGCCACGTAGGTCGCCGCGCTTGCGCACAACCCATCGATCCTGGTGGTCACCTTGCCCGGGTAATCCGCGATCATCGCCCTGATCGCGCTCGCCGCGAACACATCCCCGCCCGGTGAATGGATCCTGATCGTCACAGGCCCGCCCTGGCCGTGCTTCTCCAGGTCATCTTTGAACATATTCGGGGTGATCTCATCCCCCCACCAGCTGTATTCAGAGATCGGACCGTAGAACTCGATCTCTGGTTCCCCGCTCTCGCTGTCTTCCGCGCTGCGCAGGTTCCAGAACCGTTCGAACGGTTTCGCGGTTCCCTCGATAATCCTTACAGGTTCGTTCTTCATACCAAAGTCCTTTCTCTCGAGCGTACTGTGCTCTCGTATTGACCAAAAATCTGCACCAACGGACCACTCATCACTTTCAATCGTTCCTTGTGTGGTAATAAATGCTGCCCGTCCTCTTTCCACGGATCCAGGTAGTGATCCAGCGGGTAATGAAAAGCAGGTGTGTCATGGGAATACTCGTGAAAATACACCCTATCCCCCTGGTAGCAGTCCATCCCGCACAGGATCACCGGGTCGCAACCCATCCACAATGCGAACCATGCCGCCGTGTTCGAGCTGAAAAATCCCGTCCATACCGGCACGTCGAATTCCACGTCGCTGAAGTTCTTGTCTGGGTTCACCCTCACCCCGCCGAAATCCTTCGCTGCCGCGAACAGTCTGGGGTCGCCCAATGGATCATCGTTGAACACCATGAATTCCGCGTCCACCAGACGCAGCGCGTGGTAATTGACTGCGATCAGTACCGAACCTTTTGGAACCTTCTTCAGGTCTTCAGGCAGGCTTGGCCCGCCCCCCAGCACCGCCGCGGGTACCCCTTTATAGAGATCCATGAACTCACTCATCCGCTTCATGCTTTCTGGTAATCCTCCAGCACCTCGTTGTCCTTGTTCCCTGCCGCGTCCAGGCTCCCATCCTTCATCACCCGCGCCATATTCGACGGGATGTAATACGCATCCCCGCCTTCGTATGCCGAGAGATCATTCACCTGGCGCGCCTCGTTCGGCGTCATCTGCCCGCTCTGGATCATGCTCCTCAGGTATTCAGACCTTGTCTTCGCGTCCATCCACAGCAGCGCTTCTCGGATGAATCTCAGGTACGTACTGCCCCGCTCTTCAGCCCGCAGCCACTTCAACCGTGCCGCCTGCTCCCATTGCACCAGGTACGGGTTCAACGTGGTCGACAGGTAATCCAGCTGCTGTTGGCTGTTGCTCTCATAACTCTGCTTGCCCATGTTCAGCTTGTGCAGTGGCATCCCGAAGAAGTTGCTGATCTCCGCGTCCGTCGCCGCCACCGTCTCCAGGAACTGCGCATCCGCCGGCTTCATCGTAATCGTTTCGAATTTCGTTACACGGCTGTCGAATACTGCGACCCCGCCGGAATTTTCAGAGCCCTTCACGGCCGAGAGATACGAATCCTTGACCTTGTCCCTTGCTTCTTTGTTCATCTCCCCGTCAACGTAGATCGCCGCCGCCGGCATCAATCCCTGTGAATAAATGCTGTCCTGCGTTTCATGTGCGCCCAACTGCCGCCCGATCGTCTCCCGCGCGTATGTCAGCACGCTCTTCCCTGAGAGACCATCCGTTGAATTGATCATCAGGTGCAGGATCTCGTTGCTGGGAATGTGCTCATCTTTTCCATTCGGGAACGTGGTCTTGTACCACAGCCCGCCGTTCTGATCAAATTCAGGTGCTGTCTTTGTCGCATCCAGGATGAACCACTCCCTGTATCCACCCACTGGTTCCCAGATATAAGCGTTCCCGTAGTAGATCAGCCACTGGACGATCGTCTTCTTGAACACGAACGGCGTCATCCACCGGTTGGGTTCGATCTCGATCAGATACGCCGTGTTTCTCACCACCGCGTCAGGGTCAACCTGCGTGATCGACCGCCCGTTCTTCTGGAAGACCTGGAACGGCAGCGAAGCGATGTCATCGCTCAAAATATTCCCGCAGCGGTACGCGGTGGCAATGGTCTTTGCTGTTTCTGCAGAAACGCTCTTCCCGGTCCGCGTGTAGCTGCCAAATGACCGGATATATTCTGGACGTGTTGACGGCTTGATCGGCGGTATGCCGGGTTCCGGCATCGGAACGTTGCGGGCGGTCCGTAAAAGATTACTTATGATCATTCCTGGCCCCTCCCAATCCGATTAATACGCTGAAGATTAGGCACATCCCGCCAGCTGCAAACCAGATCATGTTCGGATAGGTGATCCACACCCCGTACAGGATCAGCGCGCATCCGATCAGCGCCAGCAGATCATCCATATATTTCATTCAGCCCTCTTTTCCAGTACCACGTTCACATTCCCATCCTCGGTATACTGCAGCGAAAGGATCTTCCACGGCTTCGGCTGGTATGTCCGGTACCGCGTGTACTCCGGGTCAAAATGCTCAAATGTCACCGCCGTGATCGGGTTGCAGTGGGTTGGATCATGTAAAAATCCCGCTGATCCGCCGTAGGGTGTCTCAATGTCCACCCGCGCCCCTGTCTTCATCACTCGCCACATCTCGTTCATGAACTCGATGAACGGCCGCCGCGTCCCATTGACAGTCACAGAGACTGGCGGAATATGCTCCAGAATATGCCAGGCTTTTGCGTATTCCACGCTCTCTGCCTCGATTGGCCAGGGATGCACATTCAGATCATGCACAATATCCACGCCCGGCAGCGTCTGGATGTCCATCCCGATAAATCCCAGGTCTTTATGATTACCGCAGGCGATATCCAATCTCATCACATGCCCCAGTCCATTCATTCTTTCCCATTGACTTTTAATGGCAACCTCATCTGCTGTTGCGCGTCGTGAATCCTGCGCTCTGCTATCTCAAAGTATTTCGGCTCAATCTCTATCCCGATGAAGTTGCGCCCCGTCTGCACACACGCCACGCCGGTTGTGCCCGACCCCATGAAAGGGTCGAGGATGGTGTCACCTTCGTGGGTGTAGGTTTGGATAATCCATTTCATAAGCGCAAGCGGTTTCTGTGTTGGGTGTTCTCTATCTTTGCCGCCTTTTAATCCATCAAAAGCAGAGCATTTAAAATGGCGCGACTGAATACCCTTTGAGGAAAAAGCAAACTCACCATCAGAAAAACAATTATTATCTCCGTTCATCTTGTCCCAATAAATCCATCCGTACCCATGTGGAAAATATGTAGGATAGTAATTAGCACCAAACACAACTTGACTTATGGATGTTCTAAATATTTCATCAAAATAAATCTTGTCAATTGGTCGTTTATCCCAATTCGTTTTGTGATAGCGGAATTCTGGATACAACGTATAACTATTCGGTCTACTTGGTTTTGTCCGCTTGTTGCTGTTGTCCATTCCTATCCCGTACGGCGGATCGGTAATCACCGCGTCCACGCTCTTGTCGGGTATGGATTTCATAATCTCAAGGCAATCGCCAAGATGCAGGGTGACGGTCATCACATACCCCAGTCATCACTCAAAATAACCGCGCTCAGGTCAACTTTTCCGTTGTAATACTGCGCGCGCGCCATCGCGTTCGCTAGCGCCACGATCGGGTCAATCCTTTTCGTCCTCACCACGGACCGCCCCTTATGCTCTTTCACGAACTTGATCTGCTCATTCCCGTTCTTCGCGATGCTGGCGTTGCCGAACGTCCACCGTGCCACCGGGTTATTCTCATGCGTCAGCTCGCCCTTTTTCAGCAGCGTCTCGATCAGGTTGATTGGCGCAGTCATTACCGCGAACGTCTGGGGTACATCAACGCACGTGATATGCTCTTTCTCCAGTTCCTGCAGCAGCATCGTTGCCATCGCCCGGTCGCTTGGCACCTCTTTCACTTTATAGAGCGCATTCCAGGTCAGGAGCCGCTTCTTTACCTCGGTGTAATCCACCACGTTTCCGGGTGTTGCCGTAATGAACCCGCCCTTTTCCCATTCGTCGTACGGTACACGGTCAGTCCTCACTCGCTCCACCATGTTGTCCGCTGGGATGAACGTATCCCAGATCACCCGCCATCCCAGCTGATCACCCTGGGGAGGGAACAGCGCGCATAACGCAGTCAGATCTGTTGTGGAGCTCAAGTCCATCCCGATAAAGCAATCTTTCCCGGCCAGGTCATTCCGGCTCCATTCCCCAATTGTCTGATCAAACAGATCGATTGGCAGCCAGGTGGTAAGTTTGGTCGTGATCCACTGGTTCAGCCTCAGCCACCGGAACAAACGTTCGTCCGCCGGGTTATTCTTCGCCTTGATCGCCGCTTCCCTGAATGCTTCTATCGAAATGGTGTGTCCCAGGCTCGGGTTCGCCTGGTACCAATGCGCCTCGTTGTAAATGTCATCCCCGTCGTAATTGAAGATCGTCACATACCAGGTCGGGTCAATGATCTCCCCCGCCAGGATCTTCATCGCATAATCATGCTCTTCCCACCCGATGGAGACGCGGTCCGGGTCATCCCCGGCGGTGGTAATGATCCACCAGATCGGCTGCTCCCGCGCGTCGCCCGAACCAGACGTCATCACGTCCCACAGATCCCGGTTCGGCTGCGCGTGCAGCTCATCAAAAATACAGCAGCTCACATTCAGTCCATGCTTGGTATACGCCTCTGCGCTCTCCACCTTGTACACGGACCCGGTCCGTTTATCCTGGATCTCTTTTCTAGAATCAGTGATTTTCGCACGCTTGACCAGCACGGGGTTTTGCGTGATCATATCCTTGGCCACGTTGTACACGAGAGACGCTTGCGAGCGGTCCGCCGCGCACCCGTAGATCTCCCCGTTCATTTCGCCGTCCGCGAACAGGTGGTACAGTGCTGCCCCGGCCGCGAGCTCCGATTTTCCATTCTTCTTCGGAATCTCGATATACACGAACTTATACTGCCGCGTGCCATCGTCCCTCAACGTCCCGTACACATCCCGGATGATCTTCTCTTCCCAGGGTAATAGCTTGAACGGCTCACCGTGGAACTTGCCCTTCGTGTGCCTTAAATTCTCGAAGAACATCACTGCCCGTTCAGCGTGCGCCTGGCTATACATCGTTCCTCCCAGTCCGCAGGCAATGATCAAGATAAGAAAGAACTTGATCAACGTCTTCATGCTTCATCATCCGATCCACCACGAACTGGCACCTTACTGGGCAGTGCGTTCAACATCACCTCAAACGGATCCTCGGGTGGCTCCTCCTTCTTGTCCTTCGGTGCGGTTCCTGCCCTTGCCCTCGGCGTCAGGTACAACGATTGCCTTAACTTAAGCAGCAGGTCCCGCTTCCGGTCAGATCTGCTATCCAGTTGAATCACTGCATCTGAAGCATCCACCACGCGCCCTGCCAGTTTTCCAGCCTCCTCAAGCAGTCCATTCGCCTGGGCAGCGTCCCGCGCTTTTATTAGAATAATAAGAGAGCCGTACGCCGCCTTGCGCATGGTGTCAATCTCGGTCTTCTGCTCCTCGAGTATGCAGTAATCGATCAGCTGATCCATGTCCAGCCTTGTCACCAGCACCGCGTCAATGCTGCTGAACTCCCGCATCAACCGCCGCCACGAAGCCTGTGCAACAGGGTGATCTTTCAAGCTCCTGGGCATCGCCGGCAGTGACCTCCCCGGTTTCATACGCTCTTCCTGGGCTGTTCTCAGCTCGATTTCCGGCTTGGTTGAGTGCCGGGTGTGCAGTGCTGTTGGTTTAGCTGCCGGCATACTTAACCAGATTTCTCACATTGGGAAAAAAGTTTGCAAAGATGAGGGCGCGCGGTTTAACTTTTCTACTTGAAAACTTTTTCACGTACCCTCCCCTCCATAGCTGAATTAATTTCAATCGCGGTCTTCTTCGAGTGGCATGGATGACACAATGATTGGAACGGACCGCGGAAGAAAAGCACGATGTCACCCCGGTGCGGCTCGATGTGATCCACATCAGTCGCCATTGTGAACACCCCGCGCTTCATGCACTCTGCGCAAAACGGAGCCTTGATCAACTGCCGGGCTCTGACTTTCCGCCAGCGTGCTGAGTTGTACAGGTGCTGCCACTCCCGGTGGTGATCCGGCTGCACTGCTGCCGCCAGACCGCGGTGAGCTTCGCAGTACCCGCTCTCCACAAGGTTCGCACACCCACCATACGCGCACGGTCTCAGAGATCTACTCGGCATAAATCCTCAATTGAACGCCAACACTGCCTGCCCCGTGATCAACGCCCAGATCAGCGCGATCACCGACACGCCCAATACACCAGCGACCCAGATCACAACTTTCATCGCCGGCGCAAGCTTTTCAAGACACCTGATCCTTTCCTCGTGATCGTCCACCTTGATCACAACAGCCTCGGATCGCGCGTCATTTCGCTCGATCGCCTGGACGCGGTCATCAATCGAATTCAATTTGTCTTCCACGCGCTTTAACGATGCCTCCAGAGTTGTGAGCTTTTGCAAAATCACCGCGTTGCTGGTACCTGTCGCCGTCATTTCATTACCCTGATCCAGATTCAAAATCCCTGACCATCTTCGCCTCAATCACATCCGCCGGTTGCGCACTGGCCACATACGCCAGCTGATTGCCTCCCACCGCGATGATCACGTAGATCGCCAGTGTCCTCATCCCGTATGATGTACATGCCAGTCCAGGTATTTCGAATAATCCGACACATATACCCAGGAACATCACCACTGCGAGTATTGAGACTGATACCAGGTTTACCAATGATTTCTGCGCTGAACTCAATGCCGCGAACTGCACGCGCAGCGATGGCCAGTACGTGAACACCAGGGAGACCACGATCGCTGAAAGCCCCAACAGGATCTCACTGGAGAGCTGCCAGCCTTCCGGCAAAATCACATTCACCACCAGCAGCAACGCCACCGTGATCACCAGCACAACCAACCCAACCAGCAACCATTTTAGAAATTTCATTTTTCCTCCCGAGCATATTGTGCGAGTCCCGCGAACGAATGAAATTCGTGAGCATGGATTCATTCAGTGCGTTTAAAACAAAAAACCGCCGACCGATGGGTACATACATTCCCAACTGTCGGACGGGCAAACCGAACCGCTACATCCTATAAATTTAATTATATTTTAGCACATTTTTGCTAATATTTTTTATACCGGATTTCGACCTTTTAACAGCCTCCCGATGAGCTTTTCGAACATCACATCCCGCACCGACCAGTGAAACGGAGTGCCGCACTGGATGCAGATCCCGTGCGCCTCACGCAGCAGTAATCCACCCACCTGCAGGAAATCAATCCCTGCATCATCGTGCACAAGCCTGCCCAAATCGCGCCGGCAATCCGGGTTGAAGCACCTCACCACATTGTTCTCATCCGCCATGTTCATCCTCTCTCACCTGTTTACCGACCAATCCATTTAGCCGATCGATCTCTTCCAGGAAGTCTTGCATCGTACTCATCGGCACAGAGATAGTCGTGTTCTTCCAGGAGTAATGGTCTTCCGTGTTGCACAAGGTTTTGTAATAATCAACAGTCTCTTTTCGCAGTGTCATCTCCGACCTCAGCTATTCACAAACGCCGCGAACGGACCCTCAGCATCACGCCGCCGCCCCGCCTTTGGCACCTGCTCGCGCTTCTTTTCCGCCAGGATCACCTCGCACGGACGGCGCAAAGACCACGGACCCACGATCTTGTATTTCTTCGCGGTCATTTCCTCCACCGCCTGGCGCATGATCGGCTCCGTCACACCGGACCGCCGCAGCTCTCCCAACGCCTTTTCCCACTGCTCGAATACCTTCGGCAGACCAACAGGCGCTGGAATTCCCGTGATGTCCGTGAACACACTCACAAATGGTTCTCGAATGACCGGGTTGTCGTCGTCGCCGGGCGCGCCAGCGTCCGGAACAACTTCAACTTCTGGTTTAACTTCTAATTCTCTTAACTTCTCTTTAACTTCAGGCGGACATTTTCCGCCATTGTTCCGTACATTTTCCGCCATTGTTCCGTCATCGTTCCGTACATCTTCCGCCACTTTTCCGCCCTCATTCCGTAACTTGTCCGCCGTTGCAGGTTTCTTTTCAGGATTTTCAGGGATCGCTGACACCGGCTCTTTGTCGCGCCTGATCCCCACCTGGTGCTTCTCAAAATTCAGGAACTGGATGAACATCTCACCGTCCACCTCGTACCAGTCGATCATCCCGGCGGCCTGCCATTGCCTGATGAACTTCTCCACATCCTCCACGCTGATGTCCCTCTGCCGTGGAAAGATCATCGACTTCACCAGCTCAGGGTCGCCGTAGGTTCGCCCATCCACATCCGCCTGCGTGATCAACCAGGTGAAACCCAGCATCGACCAGGGATCCTTCAACTCGTTCACCTTCTTATCGATGCTAATCTCTTTCGAAACGAACCTGCCACGCGCCATGTATTACCTCTCTTTTTGTACTAACGACCTTTCCACTCCTGGAAGAAAAAACACTTCCTTCCTTCATATTGTGCCATAATGACTATACGAAACCTATTAACTCAGCTGATGATCTACCGTCAGAGGCATTCGCCACTTTCACTTTCTGTCACAATTACCATTGTCACCACTCTCACTGCCTCAATCGGCACTACAAACAATTCGCCGGATGACTCTTCGACCACCAGCACTTGCAGCAGATCATCCGTGAAATCAACCACTTCACCAGCCCTGCCGACATGAGAATAAATCACCCCGCGGCAATCCTTCAACGGCTTTTGAAACACAACACTCTTCCCAATCAAATTATTCATGACTCCCCGCCATTCCCTTCTGGTCGCGAATACTCTCAAATACTTCAAAACAACTGCTCCTGATTCGCTTTCTTCTCATCCTGTTTCCTGAAATACTGAGCCAGTAGTGAATCAGGATAATATTTCAAAATGTGCGCTTTATAATGAAGCTCACATACCCTGATCATTTCTGGAATTCCGTGATCCTTATCCTGGTAGATGCAGGAACCGCCGCTCATCGACGTATCCTCAAGCGCGTGCTCCTCACCCGGGTATTGACACTGATTGGCCGGTATTTTCATATTCAAAAGTTTATCGAGAACAACCAGAACAACCACCCGATCCAGATCGACCTTTGCCCGTTCACGCTGCTGTAACCGAGCAGCGGCGTCAGGTAAAGACCGAACACATTCTTCTCGAATTTACATTTAACTAGTTTCATTTCTCGCCTCCAGCTGAACGCGTATTCCACTGACGAACCACGTCTTTGTCTTCATATTGCCAATTTTGCTCATATCATCACCTCATCTGAAGGCGGCAGCGAGCTGTTGAACGTAAAACCGCAACCAGGCTTCGAGAAAATAAATTGAATCTCATCGTCCACCAGGATTTTATAAATCGCGTCCACCAATTCCTGCCTAAACTGCTTCGGTCCCATGAACTGGATC